GGTATTAAAACTTTTGCCGCGTATTTAAAAAGCGATGAATTTAATAAGGACATTAGCACTTTCGTTGATGGCATAGGAAAATTAGCCAAAGCGGTTACGGATGTGCTGCGCTGGTTTGGGGTTTTGCCAGCATTACCCCAAGACAACTTAGCACCACCTGACGCTAACAAACCTAAACCCGGTTTAACGCCCCCTAATAAGGAAAACGTCGATAAATTTTTGACGCGGCCTATCACAGAAAAAGAAAAGGCGAGCGTTGGCTCATCTTATCATTGGTACACACCTACTCAAGCAGAGGGAAAGGCAGGCATAGCAGAGCGCGACAGAAGTGTATTAAAATATCTGGAAGGGCAGGGCTATAAGACTATACCAGCGCTATCTATTTTAGCGTCTTTAAAGGCCGAAAGCGGAGTAGCACTAGACCCTTTTGCTGTAGGAGATAAGAACGCTAAAGGCGGCCCCTCTCTGGGGATAGCACAATGGCGTCCTGTTGGGCAACAAGAGTTCAAAAAAATGTATGGGCATAGTATGGTAGGTAGTCTTTTAGACCGCAATGAACCCAACATAGACCCAAATCAGCTATTGATGGAGCAAATAGAATTTTTAGTCTATCAGCTTAAAAACGAGAATAAATCGGCTGATCTAAAAATATCTTCAGCTAAAAATATAGCCAGCGGCATAAAAGGAATGCTAATGTTTGAACAGCCAAAGGGGTGGAACGCACCAGATGAAATCAATTTTAAGCTGAGAGAACGCGAAGCTTTTGGGTCTGAACTTCTAAATCGTTATAATTTAGACTCTAATCTGCTATCACGCGATCCTAAAGATAATCCCGCCGCGGGGAAAACATCCTTCATGCAAACGCCGAATGTTAATGTAAGCACTACATTGGACTTTAAAGTGAATGTAGCCACGGGCGCTGATATTATCACGCAGATCAAGGCTATGAATCCAGTAGTAGGGTACGCATAGTGAGTTCATTAGGGCTATCAACTTTCCGGTTGGCGTATGAAATATCGCCTATTATTTTACAAGGCGGATTAGCACAATATATCCCCGGCAATTTGCTACCCATTACGGTGCTAACGGAAATGTTTGATATACCGGGCATAGAAAGCGGCGCGTTCTTTGCCCATTATAAGCCGCTGCCCGGCAGCACTTTAGCGGATTTTGAGATAGCCAAATATCCTTTTGCCAGCCTTCAGGTAGCAGCTAACGCTGTTATTCAGCAGCCTTTAAAAGTTAGTATGCTCATGGTATGCCCCGCGCAAACTGAAGGTGGTTATATACTAAAACGGTCTATTCTGACCGCTTTGCAAACAGAAATAAACACCCACGTTACAACAGGGGGCTCATTTACTGTGATTACCCCGGCATACACTTACACAAACTGTTTGTTGACTAGCCTCCGCGATGTAAGCAGCCCTAGCGATAAGCAAGTACAGCTTATGTACCAATGGGATTTTGAGCAGCCATTGATTTCTCAAAGCCAAGCCGCGTCCGTTCTGGGCGGAGTAATGAATAGCATTACTAATGGGCTTCCCACTTTTACTACTTTAGGCGCGAGTTGGAGCGGTTAATGGCAACTATTTCTTTCAATCCTTCCGCCAATGCGAATTTTCAATTTAGCCCTGTGCTAGACGGACTAACTTATACTGCCATTTGTACTTGGAATATTTATCGCGGTGGCTATTACATCAACATATATAATTCTTCCCGAGCCTTGGTTATGAGCCGCCCAATCATTGCTTCGCCGGATGACTATAATATTAATTTGGTGTTTGGGTATTTCCAAACTTCTACACTTGTTTACAGAGCCAGCAGTACGGCGTTTGAGATCAATCCATAGTGCGTTATTACAATATAACCATAACACCGCCGCCAGACTCAGAAGGTAATACGCCCTCCGCTTTGATCTATAGCACTATGAATGGAGGCTTTGAAAATACTGGGGCTTTAAAAATAGACTTGGATATTTACCAATCTCCATTTCACCAACCTACGCAAAATGGCACGGTAAAAATATACGGCGTGGATTTTTATGATCTATCACAGGCGACTAATTTAAACCCGGATTATACGCAGGCTCCGCCGTTATTATCTTCCATACAAATATCAGTGGGTATGTCCAACGGGCTTCCTTTCGCCGATGCGAGTCAACAAGGGCTTATTATTAATGGCTCTATTCTTCAAGCGTTTGGAAACTGGCAAGGTAATCTCGTTACGCTAGATTTAATAGTTACATCAGCGGCATTTAACCCTAATATTGATGCTAACCTTTCATGGAATTGGCAACAAGGACAAACGATGGAGGATGCTATAAGGATAGCGTTAAATGCTGCTTATCCAAATATCCCAATAGCTTCACCTTTAGGCTCTATTAGTCCTGACCTAGTTTACACAGAAAATCAGGCGGGGAAGTATAACGGGCTATTTCAGTTTAGCGATTATATAAACGAAACAAGTAGACAAGTACTTAACCAGCCTAACTATTATGGAGTGTTTATATCATCTTCGCCTTTTGGATTTACTTTAGCCGATGGTACAATACCCCCAGACAAAACAACGACTATAAATTATACCGATATTATCGGAAACCTGACTTGGATTAATCTATACACTATTCAAGCCAAGTTGGTAATGCGCTCCGATTTAAATGTAGGGGACAATATTACTTTTCCTTTAACTTCCCCTGTTGTTAATGTAGCTGCCAGCACTTATTCACAGCTACGAAATAACATATCGTTTCAGGGTACATTTAACATTGTTCTAATTCGCCATGTTGGAAGTAGTAGACAATCCGACGGCAATAGCTGGGTTACGGTTGTTGACGCTGTATTTTTGCCACATTAAATTATGAGCCAAGCACAGAAAATACCCTTCCCCTCTTCTCTGAGCCAATTTCTGCAACAGAGAATAGAAGCCAATCAACAGGCGGCGGGGCAGATTTACCCCTGCCATGTAACTGAGGTTAATGGCGCTATAGTGACCGTGAACTTTGATGTGGACGCGGGTCGCAATACCACGCTCCCCGCGGTGACTTGCCCTGTTATTGGAAGCATCTATATTAGGGTTCCTATACAAGTCGGCGATTTTGGTATCTGCATATCTGCCAGTACCCGATTAGGGGGTGTTACAGGGCTCGGTTCTGGGCTCGCGCCCTTGCTAAATCCGAGCAATCTCGGCGGATTAGTATTTGTACCTATTGGAAATTCTAATTGGCTTGAAGTTGATGCCAATGCGGTCATAATAAACGGGCCGAACGGTGTAGTTCTAAGAGACACTGATAGCGAAACTGTTTTTACTTTAACCCCTTCGGGGCTTGATGTTATAGCTCAAACTTCGTTAACATTAGAAGTCGGCAACAATTCAATAGTTATTAATTCAAGCGGCATAACTATTACAGGTAATTTAAGTGTTACTGGAACTATAGTTAGTACAGGTAATGTCACTGCCGGGGCTATAAGTTTGGAAACCCACGAACATAATGTAGTAAATGTGCAAAGCGGCACTTCTACTATCCCGACTTCAGCGCCATTTTAGGGGTTGATATGCGAACATACGGCTTAGATTCTGTAACTGGAAAGTGGACTCTGCTCACGCAGGGCATTGTTACCGGCCCGCCTAACCCCATTACTACGCCTATCAGGGATGTATTGAAAAGCGGGTCTACCATAACAAGCACTCTCTATACGACGATTAGCGCTTTTATAGATTCAGACCCTAATGGCTCACTTGTGAATGTAGCTAAAAACGATGTGCTATTGAATGACAAAATATTTGATGCGAATAATAATTTACTATCAAGTTTTTGGTCAGATTTAACCCAAAATGTAGCCATTACAACGGCCCCCTTAACGGTCAATATCGCCCAGCAGATCGGCGGTTCGCAATCTTTTTTCAATAATTGGGGCCTATCCCAAGGCGAAACGGTTATAGTGGACGCAGGGTATATCTGGCTCACCGCGCTTGTTCAGACTTTGAGGCTGACTACGGGCGAGAGCCCTTTTTACGGTAACTATGGAATCCCCGGTCAGGAAGCGGTAATGACGCAGGTAGCCCCTGATGTAGCTCTCAACCGTACTCAGGCGCAATACGCCCCTTTTTTCGCAAGCTTAACCATAGTAAGGCAACAAAATGCCTCTGAACCCACCTACAATGTATATGCTACATTCCAGAATGGGACTAAGATTCAGACAATCGTAGCTACATAGGGAGCATTATGGCGACGTTAACTATTGCCGGGGCCGTCCCCAGCAGCCCGCAGGATTTATTAAACGCTGAAGTAGCAGCGGCTGTGGTGCTCTCGCCGGGGCTTACGACTAATTTACCCGGCTCTTTGATTGAAGATATGGCCTCAACCGCTGCCGGGGCTGTAATCATTCAAGATCAGGCTTATGTGGACTTGGTTAACTCCATTAGCCCCTATACCGCCAACCCTTTTATTCTCTACCAATTAGGCGCGGTTTATGGGGTTACTAAAGGAATCGGCGCTAATACTTCGGTCTATGTAACCTTTTCCACCGTCACTCTGCTTAACCCTACGGGGACACCGGGGTTTGTAGTCCTTGCCGGTTTTGTAGTATCGGACGGTAGCTATCAATACGTTGTGCAAGACGGCGGTATTATAGGCTCGGGGGGCCAAAGTTCGGCATTATTCTGCCTCGCCACGAAAGCCGGGTCTTGGGCAGTACCAGAAGGCACCGTAACGACGATTATTACCTCTGTACCGAGCGGCATTAGCCTCTCCTGTACTAATCTCACGGTAGGCACCGCAGGGGCCACAGCGCAGACTATACAAAGCTATCAGGCTCAAGTAATTCAAGCAGGTCAAGCTGTAGCCCAAGGGATGCCTTCCTTCCTAAAAACACAGCTACAGAATGTGTCCGGGGTGCAAAGTAATCTCGTGTCCATTTCTCAATCGGGGGCTAACTGGCAAATCCTGTGCGGCGGGGGCGGCGATCCCTACCAAATAGCCAATGCTATTTTCACGGGGCTATTCGACATATCTAATGTCATAGGCTCCACGCTCTCCGCTTCTACACTTACCAATGCCTATCCTGCTGTAGTTACCACCAATTTGACGCATGGTTTTACTACCGGGCAGGTTATATACGTTAGCGGGGCCACCGGGCTAACAAGTATTAACAGTACCCCTAACATTGCTATTAGCACAATGACTTGGGCTTCCAGCGTAGTTACTGTAACTACGGCTACCCCACACGGCGTTGCTTCAGGGGCCAAGATTTTAGGGCTGATCGCCGGAGTTACGCCTAATGGATACAATGGCACATTCACCATTACTTCCACGGGTACCAACACTTTCACATATCCATTAGCATCTAATCCCGGCGCTGTAACTATTCAGGGCGCGGTATCCACCGAAGTTCCTTATGTAGCTGTAGTAAACAGCATCAATAGCTTTAGCCTTAATGTGAAAATTGCCTCCTTGTCTTGGGCTACCGGCACGGTTACTGTCACCACCGTGACCCCGATGGGGCTCACAAGCGGAACGGTTACGGGCTCTATCTACGGCGTAACGCCTTCCGCATACAATGTTTCAGGTGTTACTTTCACTTATATATCCGCCAATTCTTTTAGCTATCCTTTAGCATCAAATCCGGGTACTGCTACTGTATTGGGCTATACGCCTTTTGATAGCACCAGTCTTGCATCTTATACCGGAAACGGCGTGATTACGCCTAACCTTAGAAATGTCACGGTATCTATTAATAACTACCCTAATACCTACAATATTTCTTTTATAAATCCGTTGCCCCAATTAGTAGCCATAACGATTTTATGGAATACAATCGCC